AGCAGGGGTAAGAACGAGATTTAAGTCACAACTAACTGGAACCAGTACGCGCACAAAATGACTAACGGTCAGTTTTGTCAGAGACACGCAGAAAAATGACCAACAGTCACTTTTACTCCGGCGGCCGCTTCGCTCTGCTCCGCTCCGCGGCCGCAGAATGGTGGAAGACGCAAGCTCCGCGGACGGGACACGGTGCAACGCGTAACCGCGCATAAAGTGACCAGTAGTCATTTCCTATCACACGCTAAAGCAATAAACATCCCAAAATATTATCAAAAAACTTTGAGAAACCTATTGACATTTCTTCCGACATGTGGTAAGATATATACGTAATCAAGAAGGACACAAGTTGCAACGAAGTCACAAACGATTACAAAAGAATATTTAAGAAAGGCAAAAACTCCTTTCTGCGTAATTTCATTGTCAGTTTCCATACTCTCTATTATAACAAAATAATTTGAAAGGACAAAACAAACTATGCTTACTAACACTATCATCGAATCTACAGACCTCAGCAAAATGGACAAGTACAACGTAATGAACTACAGCAACGGTGAGAACCTTGAAAAGGCTATCGAAGAATTCGGCAAACTCGTTCTCTCTTACCCGGACGCATGGGCAATGGTTCACACTGTGAACGACAACCCGAAACCCGGTCAGGATAAGGAATACGACAAGCTTGTCGTTATCGCAGACGGCGTTCTATATCACACTGGCTCTCAGTCGTTCACCCAGTCTTTCCTTGACATTGTGGACACGTTTGACGCAAGTGACGGCATGGAAATCGAATGCTTTGCAAAGCCGTCTCAGAACTATAAAGGTCGTAACTTCCTCGGTTGCCGCCCCGTAGCAAAGGCAGGTGAATGATAATGAAGTATATTCGTAGAACTGTTCAGACCACGACATACACATACACGGTTAACGAAAACGGTGTTGATTATCATTTCACCGACGTGTGCGAGGGCGCTCCCACGCTTTACGCGCTGACTAAGAAGTTGCATCGTGACCACGACAACAAAGAGACGGGACGCATTGTAACTCTCGTCAACATTGAGTCTATTGAAGAAAACCGTTACGAAATGTCCGTCAAGGACTTTATCGAGAACGCGGAACTCGTAGACCATATCAAATAAACAATAAGATTTCTCCTTTCCTTAACTGCCGCTGACATGGCGGTAAACCTCCCGATTGAACCGATGACGAAAAAAAAAATTCGTCATCGGTTCTTTTTTATCTTTACACTTTATTATACCACAACGGTATTATTTTGTCAATAGAAAAGAGGGTAAAACATGGCTAAAAAATCACCGAAAAAACTGACACCTAATCAAGCAAAATATAAACGTTTACTTACAAACGCAAGACAACGCTTTAATCGTTATTTAAGAAAAGGCTATAAATCACAGTATCAGGCTAAAGATTTATTTAGTGCTTTTGAACGTCCCGAAAGAATAACAAAGAAAATGCTTGATAAATTAAAGCAAGAATTGAAAGACATTACGGACAGTGCGTTATATGCAGAAGCACAGAATGGTGAAGCTATTGCATTTGCCGATATACCCAAAGACGCAAGAGCGCAGTTCAACAAGTTAGGCTTTACGCAATTTACAGATACAAGTTCGACAGGTGTTGAAAGCAATATAATTCTTTCGCTCAACAATGCACCCATAGCGAATATAAACGAAGCTGACCTTGCGTTTGCGTATTTCGTTGAAGCGAATGCGCGATGGGTAACAGACAAAAAGAAACACGCGGGCATGGAATACATATTAGATAACCTAAAGGAAGAACGTACACACCTGCAAAACCGTTACGGTAAAAATGAGGGCGACACTGTATTCGCTTACATGCTAAACGAAATAGGTGTTGCCGCGGGTACTTTAACATCACAGGAAGCGAACGATGTTAACGCGGCAGGACGTTGGTTAGGCAACTTTTACGAACACCGCGAAGCAGGTGTAGAAGAAATGATGAAACTAAATGAAGCGTTTGGAGACGTGCAAGCATGAATTATTATGTATGTGATTTTGAGACAAGCGTATACGACGGGCAAACCGACACGGAAGTCTGGGCGGCGGCATGTGTTAAAATACATACAGAAGATGTACTCGTTGTAAACTCAATAGACAAATACTGGAACTGGGTGGAACAGTTAAAAGGTAAAAACATTGTATATTTTCACAACGGTGCTTTCGACTTCTCTTACATTCTCGATTACCTATTGAAGCGCGACGACTACGCACAAGCAACCTATACACCCGACGGTAAAGTTGAACACACTATGTTTTACGAAACAAACGACATGCAACCTAACACCTTTAAGTACAGCATATCTGACATGGGTCAATGGTACACGATGACCGTTAAAACGAATAGAAGTCTTATAGAGTTCCGTGACAGTTACAAGCTTATTCCTCTCTCCGTCGCAGACATGGGAACAAGTTTTAACACCAAACACCGCAAGAGCACGATTGAATACAAAGGTGAACGTCATGCGGGGTACAACATTACCCCAGACGAAGAACACTATATCAAGAACGACGTGCTTGTTGTAAAAGAAGCCATAGAATTTATGTTTGCAGACGGGCACAAAAAACTGACTATCGGCGCATGTTGCATGAGTGAGTTCAAGTCCGGCTATAACCGTTTTGTTTATCAAGACATGTTCCCGAACCTTTACGATATTCCGCTTGACCCTGAGTGCTACGGCGCTACAAACGCTGACGAATATATACGCAAGGCATACCGTGGCGGGTGGTGTCATGTAGTACAGGGTAAACAATGCAAGATACATAAAAACGGTTTGACACTTGACGTGAATTCCCTATACCCGTCCATGATGCACAGTGACAGTGGCAACTATTATCCCATTGGTTTACCTGCATTTTTCAGTGGCGCGGAGGGTTTAAAGGCAGTCGAAGCGGAAAGACAGGAACGGTTAAAGTCACACAACCCTTTGACAGGTATATATTATTTTGTGCGTCTGCGTTGTCGTTTTAGACTAAAGGTCGGGTATCTTCCTTTTATTCAGCTAAAGAAAAACCTGCATTACAGACAAAACGAAAGTTTAACCACGTCCGATGTATGGGACGAAAACCAAAAGCGCTACGTGTCCGAATGGGTAGACCAATGCGGCAAGAAGCATGATACGTATGTGACCATGACAATGACCATGACAGATTATGAACTGTTTAAAAAGCATTACATTATAATTGACCCCAAAATTTTGGACGGATGTTATTTTGAAGCGCAACAAGGCATCTATGACAAATACCTAAACAAATATCGTGAAATGAAAATCAACGCTCCAAACAAGGGCATTAGAACAGTGGCGAAATTATACAGCAACAACCTATACGGAAAACAAGCGGCATCTACAATCAGTTCGTACAAGGTTGCTATGCTTAAACCTAACGGTGTGGTGGGCTTCTTCACCGTCACGGAAAACGAAAAGACACCGGGCTACATTGCATGTGGCGCGGCTATTACCAGTTATGCACGAAACTTCACAATTACTGCCGCGCAACAGAATTACTACGGTGTCGATAACCCCGGCTTTATCTATGCAGACACTGACAGCTTGCATCTTGACTTACCGTTAGACAAGATAAAAGGTGTCACGCTACACCCGCGAAATTATTGTTGTTGGAAGAATGAAACAAACTGGGACGTAGGATTTTTCACACGTCAGAAAACCTATATTGAACACGTAACGCATGAGGATGGAGAACCGATTGAAACCCCGCATTATATAGTGACATGCGCGGGTGCAAACAAAACCGTTAAACAACTGTTTATACACTCCATAGAGCAGGACTACGACATAGAAAACAACCCAGAAAACTACACACCCGAAGAACTTGAATTTATCCGTGAACCTCGCAGTATATCTGACTTTGTACCCGGCATTATGATACCGGGTAAGCTATCGCAAAAGCGCATTAAAGGTGGTGTTATCTTAGCTGACACGACATTTGAAATGCACTGAAAGTAAAATCCCTTAGAGCATGAAAACTCTAAGGGATTTTGTTATTCTTAAACGCACGTCTACACAAAGGAATTGACCGTTCATAGCCTTGTCACGGCGGCATTTTTCAACCGTGTCATCCGTGCAGGTCGATGTGCAGAACGAACGCAGAATACAAGTTAGAATGAAAGCGCTTTCAGTATCGCTTCTTTCGCTTGCAAGTCCTTGAACCGCATACAGCCGTGTTCGAAGTAGTAGCGAAGCTTTTGAATGAGTATAAAGTTGCTTGACACCATAACATAATTTAATTTATGGTCGGCGGTGTCCACCGTGATTTTGAGTGGATATTGATAATCGACGCTTTTGTCACAGAACACAATACCTAATTCTGGGTACTCTCTAACGCCATAGTCAATACCCGCATAGCGTATCGTTGCGACATACTTTCCGCGACCCGTCGGCGTATCGACAAATGAGAGGTCATCTTGTAAATACACACCCTCGGCGCTATACGCGATATAATCGCTCGAGCCAAACGCGCGGTTAAAAGCACTTGACTTTAAAGCTTTAGCCGCCGTTTCGTTATAACCCTGCTCCAGAACGAAACCGTCACCACGCAAGAAATGCGTGTCCTTTTGAAGTCGGGTTGAAATATCCATTGCAACATAATACGGGTTAAGTATCGTTACAGGGTTGGAAATCATATATACGGGCACGTAGCGGGATTGTTTGCTACGTCCACGTGCGATAGAATTATGAATAGATATAAACTTTTCAACCTCTTTGTCGCAATAGTGGTTTTGTTCGCTTTGGAACTCGTCGAAAATAATGTTGTCAATATCACTAAATAAATGCGAATTACGCTTTAATTGATCGGCGGAATTGATAGAAATTGCATATCCGCATGGCTCATCATTTAGATATAGTTCTTGATATATGCCTTTCATCTTCTTTGCGGCGGTCATGTCGTATTCGGGGAAGAAAAGTTCCTTAATATCCTTGAAGAACTTTTCGTCACAGCCGTCCAGTTCGTAGTTGAAGCGATACAAAAGGGCGAACTTTTCGCCACGTTTAATAAACCTGTTTACCACAAGCCTATTAAAATAGGTCGTTTTACCCGCGCTACGGTTAGAGGTACACATGAACACCTCGGGTGTTTTGCCGTTTATATCCTTTAATGACAATAGCTTTGTTCCGTCGTAATAATTCGATTTTGGCATTATATTTCAACTCCGTGTATTACTTTCTAATTAAATTATACCACAAGTATATTGACAAGTCAACCCTTTTGTGGTATACTATAAGTATAAAAGGTGGTAAATATAACAGAGAGGATTGAAACTTTATGGATGCAACCGCTATTGTGCAGGTCGTTTCTTCGCTTGGCTTCCCCATTGCCGTTTGCTTGATTTGCTTTTGGTATATCAACAAGCTTGAGGAAACGCACAGGAACGAAGTGCAGAAGCTAACAGAGGCACTCAACAACAACACACTCATCATGCAAAAGCTTTGCGACAAGATGGGCGTACAGAAAGAGGGTGACGAGTAATGCCTAGCCCTCCGGTTCTGAAATTCGATAAGCTTATCAGTGTACAAGCTACCTACACAACCAATGTCACGTCCGCGGGTGTTTTGACATGTAATGACGTTATTAAAATTCCTTTGGGTTATGCCGTAAGAAGACAAACCGCTATTGACCACGGCTCATATAACATTATTCCCGTCGTTGAAATAGATCTGCCCTTTGAATTTCTTGTTTTTGAAATTATCACGAATGAGGGTGTAACAGTAGAACCTTTTTCAACGTCAAAACTATCTGCCGAAGCGAACCCATATAACAACGCGCGGGTTTATTTTGTCTTACCCTCGGGAACAACGGGAATTAAAGACGTTATTTTCAAGCCAAAACTTCCCAGCGTGCGCGCTGCATTTAAGTTTGAAGTATTGCCACCGCCTTACAATTACGATAACGCTTTGTTTGGTGTTACAACGTTGGTTGTATCGGCGCTTGGCGATAGGGTTGACGATTTGGAAACCAAAACGAACAACTTAAGAATTGTAACACACCGGCTCAACGATTCTTTCCCATATAAGGACTTGCCTAAAGGTTCAGGAAAGCAAACCTTAAATATAGATAAAGACATGCTATATTTTTCAACAAATTTCACCTATATATCCAGCTCGTCAACAGGGCATTCGCCCAAAATAACAGTGAGTGACGGCATAACAACTAAGGTCTATACGCTATCACTTGATAAAAGTGTAATGGTTACAATCGATTTACTCGCGGCTACATTAACAGCATACGATGCAACCACGGGTGAAATCGTGCAACAGCGAAAAATATTTGAAACGGTTGTCGGGTATAAATCAATTGATTATGAAGACTTCGACGATATTTTAGGCGACGGGTTAACCGTGTTTATAGGAGGGAGAAGTGTTGAATGAGTAAAATCTTTTCAAATGGTATTGACCTTTCGGAACACCAAGGTTCTGTGGACTTTAACAAGCTGAAAGCGTCGGGCATTGATTTTGTTCTACTCCGCGCCGGTTACGGCAGTGCAAACCGATACCCCGAACAGTACGACGCAAGATTCGAGGAATATTACAAAAAAGCGAAAGCCGCGGGGCTTGGTGTGGGTGCATATTGGTACAGCTACGCAGAAAACGCCGACATGGCGGCAGACGAAGCCGCAAGCTTTATCAAAGCTTTAAGGGGAAAACAGTTTGACTACCCGGTGTATATCGACATGGAGGAAGACGGCATTGCAAGAAAGCTTGGTAAAACAAAATACAGTGACATCGCGGCTAAAATACTCAGCACAGTGGAAAGCAACGGCTACTGGGTAGGGATTTACGCCTCTTTGTATTACCTTTCAGACCGTCTTGACATGACAAAATTGTCAAGGTACGCTGTTTGGTGTGCCCAGTGGAACGACGTTTGTCAATACGAAAACGCGGGCATCTGGCAGTATACAAACAGTCATACCGTAAACGGTGTTTCGGGTAAAGTGGATGCAGATTACGCGTATTATGACTACCCGTCACAGATCAAAGCAAAAGGGCTAAATGGCTACAAAAAGAAAAGTGACAACAAGGATTTAATCCGAACGAAGCTTGAACAGATTGAAGTTCTTGCAAATGAAATTGAAAGCTTGATTTAACATGGCAACCTATAAGCAATGTATAACAGACCAAAAGACAATCTATGAAAGTGCGGGCTACCCGTACTATTCCGGCGGCGGTGAACATGGCGGCATTGATACCGTGCATGACAACTACAAAGCGTATGCACCTTTACCCGGAAAGGTTGTATGGGCGCAGGTATGGGACGGCAGCACCATAACGGGCAACATGTCGTGGGGCAACATGATACTTGTCGAGTTTGAACCGAACAAGTATTGGCTTGCGGCACACTTTGCGTCACAGATTTGGTCAGAGGGTGACAGCATTGCACAAGGTCAGTTCATCGGTACGCAAGGTCAGACGGGCAACGTCACTGGTACACACACCCACTGGGAATACTGGGACGGCGGACAAACAACCGCTTACAGAAAAGACCCGTCAAGCATCTTGCGTATACCGAACGGTGTAGGCACGTATAACGTTACGTGGGACGCAAGCACACCGCAACCGAAACCACCTTTACCCGACGCGACATGGCATGCAAAAAACTTGTACGGTTACTCCCGTGAGAGTTCAGAAGCGCAAGACAACGCTATCATGATTTACAAGGCTTTAGTGCAGTCCCTCGGGTGGACATTAAACGCCGTTTCTGCCGTCCTTGGCAACATGGAATGGGAGAGCGGGTACAATCCGTGGCGGTGGGGTTGGGACGAACCCCTCCCGTCAACGGATTATAGAAAGAACGACATTGGTTATGGTTTGGTACAATTTACTCCGCCTCAAAAGTATATTGACGCAGATATTGCAAAGTCGTCCCCCGGGTATGCGCCACACTTTAGTGACGTGATGGGCAGTCCCGATGACGGTACAGCGCAATGCTACTTTTTGAGTAACGCTACAAACCTTTGGTATCCCGTCAGCCCGTATAACATGAGTTATGCCGAATTTAAAGCGTCTACGCAGTCCCCCGAATACCTTGCAAGCGTATTTCTGGACACATACGAACGTCCGGAAGACCCGGAAGCAACACGTGCAGACCGTCAAAAGGCGGCGCGATATTGGTACAACTACCTTGGACAATATGACCCCGATACACCACCAACACCAACGAAACGAAAATCCATGCCTATATGGATGATGTGTCTTGGCTACAGAAAGAGAATGATTTAAAATGGCAGTAAAAAACCTCGAACAGTTTAAAGAAATGTTTGCGTCGGGTGACTTTACACCCGATAGAATGTTAGAAATTGCAGAAGACGTTGCGGACACGTTTAATGATTTTAGCACCAGACTGACCGCGGCGGAAGAAGCAACAGCAAAAAAGGATAAAGAATGGCGGGAAAAATATACAAGCCGTTTCTTTGAGGGTAAACCGGAGGGCAGTAAACCCGACGAACCCGCAACGCAGTCCCCGTATGGGGTAGATGCAACCGAACGTGCAGAACATATCACGTTCAACGATTTATTCAAATAAGAAAGGATGATTTTCAATGGCAACTAAGCCGAAAGTTAGAACACTTACAAACAGTTCCGCAGACGTGTTGAATGCAATCCGAAATTCTGCGTCTATCAACTACCGCAACTATGTCCCGGTTGTGACCCCGGATGCAGACAGCATTCGAGAAATCGGCGCAATCATCATGGACATGCCCGCGCTCCAGAATGAGTTTCTTTCCGCGCTCGTAAACCGTATCGGCAAAGTCATTATCACCTCGAAGTCCTACTCTAACCCGTGGGCGATGTTCAAGAAAGGTTTCCTTGACTTTGGCGAAACGGTTGAAGAAGTGTTCGTGTCTATGGCGCGTCCGTTCCAGTATGACCCAGAAGTAGCAGAAAAGGAAGTCTTTAAACGTGAAATCCCGGATGTGCAGTCCGCGTTCCACGTCATGAACTATCAGAAGTTTTACAAGGCTACGACCGAAGAACAGGACTTGCGCCTTGCGTTCCTGTCCGAAGACGGTGTATATAATCTTGTTGCAAAGATTACGGAACAGCTTTACACCGCAATGGAAAATGATGAATTTTTGACCATGAAATACATGCTTGCGCGTAACCTCTCCCGTGGTCAGATTAGCGTTCAGACAATCAATACAAGTAACATTGATGACGCAACCGTTGCAATGCGTAAAGCATCCAATGACCTGCTGTTTATGTCTGACGAATACAACCTTGCGGGCGTGACCACACATACACTGCGTGATGACCAGTATATCATTATCAACACCGCGTTCGATGCAACCCAGAGCGTAAAGAACCTTGCACGTGCGTTCAACATGTCGGAAGCTGAACTGCTCGGTCATATCGTTCTTGTCGATGGTTTCGGCAAGCTGAACGTAAAGCGCCTTGGTGAACTCTTTAAGGGTGACCCGAACTACTATGAGTACAGCACGGACGAACTGGAAGCCCTTAACGAAATTCCTGCCGTCCTTGTTGACCGTGACTATTTCGTGATTTATGACAAGCTCCAGCAGTTCCGCGACCTTGAGAACGTACAGGGTCTTTACTGGAATCACTATCTTCACGTCTGGAAGCTGTTCAGTGTGTCTCCGTTCGCAAACGCTATCGCGTTTATTCCGAACACCCCGACCGTCACAGGCGTTAATGTGTCCCCTGCTACGGCTACGGTGTCCCCCGGACAGGTGCTTACCCTTACGGCAAATGTTGCAACAACCAATTTTGCGCCGCAGGCCGTTACGTGGTCGAGTGATGACCCGCTTGTTACGGTGTCTGCATCCGGCGTGGTTAAGGTTGACTCGACTGCAAGCGGCACGGCGAACATCACTGCGACCTCTAAGTTTGATACCACAAAGAGCGGTAAATGCGCGATTACCGTACAGTAAACTAATTCAATGTAAGTCAAAGCCCTCTGGAAACAGAGGGTTAAGACTTATATAAGAGGTGAATAAAATGCCATATATACCCCCTAATTCAGACGTTGTGTTGTGTCGTGGTGTTCCTATCGAAAGTGACTATAAGTATACGTTATACTTTGATAGTATTGCTGCTCAAAATAATTACTTTTTCAGTAAAGCTTTCAAGCAATTCCACAATGTGTCATATCAGCGTGAAAGACGTAATTATATAACCTTGGAAATCCCTGCAACACAAGTATATGCTTGCAATTATCTATTGTTTAAAAACACGTCATACGGTGAAAAGTGGTTCTTTGCGTTTGTAGACAGTGTTGAATATGTAAACGACAATGTTACGGATATACATTACGAACTTGACATGATGCAAACTTGGATGTTTGAATATACTTTGATGCAATGCTTGGTTGAACGTGAACATTCCGTAACGGACAAGATTTTTGAAAACACCAGACCAGAAAACATTGGGTATGGTGAACTGATGTGCGGCGTGTCTCGGAACCTGTTATCTTCACACGGTTTGTTGGATGAATATGCGTGTGTTATTACAAGTAAACCCTATTCAACTGGCGGCGATGCCCCCATAAAATTGTACAGTCAGTTTTGCCCTGTGTACGGCTATATTGGTAGAGCAGAGGATGTGAACGAAATCGTACAAGATTTTGTTCGTAGTGGGCAGCAAGATGCTGTCTTGTCCGTAACGGTTGCTAACGCACTCATGGCACAGGGTGCAGATGAAACGCATTTTGACATGCCGAAGACAGTACCAAAAGAAGATTTTAAATTTGTTTGCTATGGTGTTACCAGTGGTATTTATGAGGGTGAGGAACAGTTCAAAGACCAGCTACCAAACGGATATAAACCGCGAAATAAAAAACTGTTTGGTTATCCCTACAATCAACTGTGGGTTAGCAACAATCAAGGTACAGTAAACGAATACCGATATGAAGATTTTAAAATTGATAAAGACGGTTTCTTTCACATGGAAGTTGCGGCTTCCGGCATAAGTTCACCCGAATGTGTACTTTATCCTTTGGATTATAGGGGTGTCGCTAAGTATTACGACCATGCGCTTGTATTGACAGGTTATCCTACTGTTCCATGGATAGGCGACACCTATAAGGCATACATGGCTATGAACCGCAATCAAATCGAAAATGCTCTTTACACACAAGCCTTTAACGGTGTAATAAACACAGTGTCAGCTTTTCTTGGCGGTGCAATGACCGTGAATAATGCCGCAGACATGTTACAATCGGCAAAATATGACGCGGCTAATCGCGGGTTATATCCTAAAGAGGTTAGTCAAGTCACAAAAACAGGTTTGAGACAGCAAGCCATGGGCGGTATATTTAACGCTATTGGTACTGCCGGAACAAGCGCAGTAGACTTTATGACAAGCGCATGGCAAGTTGAAGCTAAACTTAAAGATGTTTCAAATATCCCACCAAATGTAGGAGGGCTATCCGGCGCGGGAAGCGTTACTAACGCTTTAGCCCGTTTTGATTACAGTACTTATTACATGTGTGTCAAACCAGAATATGCGGAAATCGTAGACAAATTCTTTGACATGTTCGGTTACAACACGTGCACCGTCAAAGTTCCTAATACCCATTCAAGACCGCACTGGAACTACGTTAAAACAATCGGTTGTGAAATACAGGGTTTCTTACCACAAGAAGCGGCGAACGTAATTAAAGCTGTGTATGATAAGGGTGTTACATTCTGGAAAAACGGCGACGAAGTGGGTAACTATACACTCGATAACTCCCCGACATAAGAAAGGACGGTGATATAACATGGCAAGTAGCTTGAGAGCAAAGCATTATGGCGGTACGCAAGACCGCATGTTTTGGAGTACGGCTTTTGAAAACCGACTGAACAACGATTTATACCTTGCAAGGCTTGTTGAACTTTCCGCGTCCATGTTTGAGTGGACGGGACTGCCGGAAACATGCGACGTGCGAACGCTCGAACTTGCGCTTCTGGGTAACGGGCGTGCGGTGTTCTTCAAAGACGACGCGCTCGACATGTACATGACATTGCCCGTCAATGTCAGTACAAGCGGGTACGACGTGTACGGACAGCCGTTACAGTTTACCGCACGTAGCTTGTATAACAACTACAGATACCCATTGACACAGGAAACAGGCGTGATGATTTACAATAATTATCTCCGTACCCCGTCCCTAATGCAGTTAGTATCATTCGCGGACAGGCTCGGAAAGATTGATGAAATCATAGACATAAACGTCAACGCACAGAAAACCCCGATTTTGATTTTGGCAGACGAAAGCAAACGCTTGACGATGAAAAACTTGTATATGAAATATGACGGAAATCAGCCGTTTATATTTGGTGACAAGAATTTATCTATCAATGACTTTACAGTGCTAAAGACAGACGCGCCATACGTTGCAGACAAATTGTATGAAATCAAAACGCAGATTTTCAATGAAGCTTTAACTTATCTTGGTATTTCAAATACGTCGTTGCAAAAGAAAGAGCGGTTGATTACAGATGAAGTGTCCCGTAACATGGGCGGCACTATCGCGGCAAGATATAACCGCTTGAACGAGCGGCAAAAGGCTTGCGAAAAAATCAATAGTTTATTCAATCTGAATGTATGGTGTGAGTACAAGGAAGATTATGACGACCGTTTGATTTTGGAAGATACCGACGATGTTATACGTCAAAACCAGCTTGAAGAAAAGAACAAATACTTTGAGCAGAAAAGAAAGGAAGAAAACAAATGAGTAAATTTACAACAGAAGTTCGTTGGATTTGCGAAAGTTTTGTTCCTGAGTTGAACTGGCAAGGTGAGTACGAGCACAGCGGGTATGGTGACGTTGAAAAGGCTTTGCAAGCAGGTTACGAACACATTTTCGATTTTGATTTCCCTATCTGGAAAGAAACATATCGTGAACACCTGTGCAAACTTATTCTGCTACACTATTACACGCGTGAAATAGCGTATGAAACTTATGCCCTCTGGAAGCTCCACTTGCGTGAACGGCTCGTCGCGATTATGCCGAAGTATAACATGCTATACAAGCAAGAGGAACTTGCAAACCCGTTTGATAATATCAAACACACCACCGTGGGCGAAGACACGTCACATACCGCTGACAACGGTACGTCACACGGTGAAAGTCAAAGCACAGGTTGGAACAAATTCAATGAAACCCCGCAAGGTGGTATTGAGGGGTTAGACACAGACAAGTATCTAACGAGCGCGACGAAGACAACGAGCGAAGCTACAACCGACGGCACAGCACAGAGCACACAGGACGGTAAACGCAACACGGAGTATACTTATACAGGTCGTAGCAGTGGAGACGCGTACTTCTCTGAAATGACTAAAATGTATAAAAATTATGAGAGTGTTGACAACATGATATTGCATGAACTCGAAGATTTATTTTTCGGTTTGTGGGAATAAAAGAAAGGTGGTAAAGTATGCCAAACGATAACAAATTTACACCCGCTAACTTTGACCCGATTTTGCGAAAGTATGACGGCATTCCGTATCTGCGCTTTTGGTGTCAGAAAGTTCTCCCCGCTGTCTACGACCAGAGCTTAAGCTACTATGAAGTGCTGTGTAAGCTTGCGGCGTTTCTCAATAAAATGCTTGAAGAACTCGAGAAGATGCAGGATAACATCGACGCTTTGCATAAAGCCTACAAAGACCTGCAAGACTGGGTGAACGCGGAAATTGCAAGGTTTGAAGCGCATATGGAGCAGCATTTCGATGACCTTACAAAAGAACTCTGGAACAAGTTTGAACAGTATAAAAATGATACAAACACTACCTTACAGCAGTGGTTTAGTGAGTACGAAACGAATACCACAAACAATTTAAACAAAAAATTTGAAGATTTTGTGACCAATGCTAACACGCGCATTGACCAGATGTTCAACACGTACACCACGAACACCAACAACGATTTCAACACGTGGAAAACCGATTTTACAAACCAGTACAACCAGTGGAAAGCCGACGTTGACGAACAGATTACGAACATCAACTCCAATATCAGTTCCTTGACTACACGTGTAACTGCTCTCGAAAACATGGTTAAAACATATCCTAAGTTTGATTATAAGTCTTTCACCCTTACAGGTACACATTATTATAAAAAGGCTATTTTGGATATGCTTTCGTTCCCGTCGTCTGCTGATGCTACTGTTATTTGCTACGGTGTCATGCGTGTGTACGGGCAGGATAGTTCCGTTGCTGTGTCGGGTAACTGGCGCGAAAGACTTGTAACCCCCGACAATTTCAAACATGACGTAGCAACACTGTTAGGCGCTACTACGCAAAACACGTTCAAATTTGAACTCGTGCCGCGTACTTCCTACGTCTCCGCTTCTGGCGATGATAACAACGGCGCTCCTACTAATGACAAGCTTATTGCGGGCTTGCTTTGGGCACCCGGCCTCGGTGACAATAGCGGTTTCGGAAGCGCACAACTGTTCTTTAAAAATAACGGTTCGGTCGGGTTTGTGGCTGATAACTCTATGCTGTTTTCCGCTATTGCGTCTCAGCAGGTTAACCCGCCCTCGTGGGGGCACCCGTCTGGAGAATGGACGATATAAATAATTTATAAAACAAGGCTCGAGTACCAACAGTGGTATTCGAGCCTTGTTATATTTAAGTTGTCCTGTTACCCTGAATACAATGTTGTATATCATCTAACATTTGATGAGTGTCGCCACATTCGCGCACTAACGGGCATTCTACGCAACCGTATTCGTGCTCAAATAAATTGCAAGCACAATCAAGCGTTTCTTTCCAAACCTCTATGCGCTTAGCAACCTCTTTAAAGCTAAACATAAACATTATATCATCTATGCAATTTACTTTTATGCTCATTTTTAACCTCACAATATTTTTGTATAATCAGCTTTTCGGCTTGCTTTAGGGCGCTTGCTTGATAATCAAGCCACGTTCCAAAACCTACAGGCTGTTTTGCGCCCATTTGTAAGCGCTTTAGCGTTGTGGGGCTGCATGTGCGTCCCGCTATGCTGTAGCTGTCTGCAAGCGCCTTTCCGCAATAGCTGTATTCAATCCAGTTTAGGCAACCGTCAAGCAGTTCGTTGTGCAATTCGGACAACGTGTCCGGCGCTTCTGCGTCGCCTAATCTATTCAAAATGTCTATTGCGTATAGCTTTACGGCGCTCCTGTATGCGCCGCGCGGTGTGGTTTCATTTACTTTCTTGTGTATCTCGATGTAATTCAAGTGCTTCACGCTCCCTTATCTTTTTTCCAAATATATTGTCTTGTGTTGCCTATATCATGACATATCGCATAGGCTTCGCAAGCCGTTGTGCAATCTGCGTATTTTTGACATTCCGGGCTATCAAATATTCGATTAGCCGCGCAAAATAACCCCGCCTCGTTAATTCCATGAATAAATGTTAGTACGTCATTTATGTCTATTTTATTCATAAGTGCATCCACCTTTCTACGGTTTTCATCATCTTGTAACTGTTGTATGTGCGGTCAATCCATTCAAGCAGTTGAGCAAGGCCACAAAGTAGCGTACCCGCTACTATGCTTAAACATAAAACAATAATCATAACATTTCTACCACCTTATAAGCTAAGTCTAAGCGCTTGGTAAGTTTATCAATTTCGTCACATGTACGTGTTTCAAGCACCTCTAATTTGCTTAATGGACAATCATAACAACTCCGATAACGCTCGCAAATTTCGTCTTTAATATCCAACACCCTTATAATTTGCGCAATTTCAATCTGTGTGCGCGCTTCACGTTTAATATTCATCGGAATACCTCCTTTCCGCAACTAAGTCTGTAATATAGCAAGCGCCCATCTGCCTTGCGGCTTTATGCGCTATGCGTTTTGCGTGTGCCGCTGTCTTTGCCCGTACATATATCTCGATATTATATTTGCCCGTGTCCGGGTCTAATGCGGTCACTGTCACTAAATAACTGTTCATTGTCGTTTTCGTCCTTTCTCCATTCCGCGCCTATACAACTATCTATTGCATGTACTACAAACGGTAATTCGGTTTCCTTGGCGTTGTCTGCCCATGCGGGTTTTACAAGGTTTGCTTTGAATATTTCTGTAAAGTTTGGTTTCATGGTTTCACCTCCTTTTATGGCCTGCCTTGTCAACACGTGTAGGCCGTCTCACGTGGACGGGCATTTATGCCCGTTTCGGCTTTAGATTTCAAATTCTTCCCCAGTTTCGTTGTAAAGCAGTTCGCAGTAGGCTTCAAAAAATTCCTGCTCGCCGCCTTTTTCATCCGTCCACTCGCTGTGCAACTTCTCGCGCAAATCGTCCCGCATGTAACTGACGATTAAATCGCGGTCATAAAGCTTGCCGTCGAATTCGATTTTAACATTTTGCTTTTTCATTTGCTTTGCTTCCTTTCCTTTTTTCTGACTATATTGTACTTAATGTTTGTGAACTGTGTATGAACGGTTTGTTAACAATATTTGAATGTTTTCACTTTCTTTTGATTTCAAAGTTTTCGTTTGCGCTCCCGAAATTGTAACTATCAAAATCATATTCTATGCCACTGGCTAACTCGTCAAGGTTGTTATTTAAATAGATTTTCGCCATGTCATAGTCAAGATAATGTGTTATGCTTACCGCGCATTTATTTAACGTATTGATAACTTCTCTCGGAAGTTCGATGTTTCCAAACGGCCTATGCCCGGTTACAATTACGGTACCATAGTCAATTACATATACATCAGAATTCCAACCGTATACCCCTGCAGTATAGAAATCCGGTTCGCGCCATTTTAACGCGTCTTGTAAGTCGTCGTAGCCGACTTTGATAACATTTTCGTATGCGTGCATAATTGCTCTTTTCGTTGTTTTCGTTTTCATTTTGCATTTTTCCTTTCCGGCGTGTCATCATCAGTGCAACGCCGCCAACCGTTGCAGACGCTCGTTAGAGCGTTTCGACTGTTTAGAAAGTTTCCGTTTCAACTATCACGGCTTTCATCATATAAGCATCTTCATAAGCTTTTACGAATAACTGAGCATCCGCTATCTTGTAAAATCTTGCTTTGATAACCATTATCGTGTCTTTAAGTTCCTCGCTGTAAGTCTTTGCCCATACTTCATAAATTGTTCTTTTCATTCGTTTTACTTCCTTTCCTTTTTTCTGTCTATATTATAGCATACCCCGGCGCGAAATGTGTTAACAAACTGTGAACAAATTGTAAACGATTTATTAACAAATTATGAATAAAATATGAACAAGAATCCTTTCATGCTTTAATGTATTAAAGTGGGGTTAGTTGTGACTTAATCTCGTTCATATTTTATAGATCGGAAGAGCGGTTCAG